TCAACTTCAGTCCTATTTGGATACCAAAATGGATATTTAAAAATGATTTGTTCAATACTGTACATAGCGCGTTAATAATTTTTTCGAACCTTAATTTTTGGCATGTTTTTCTTTTTGACAATTAAATTAGGATTATAATCCTCTTCATCATCTTCATCTGCTGTAGATAATCCCATAAGTTTACGCTCATTCTCTAGTGCCTGCATATCCCATAAATCCTTGGAGCACATTCGAAAATTCACATTTGGATCTGCTTTCCACCAAAAGACCTGATCTTCTATTTTATTACTTTGTGTCTTATTATCAATTACCAGGCATTCATAATCTTCTGTGCATTGATTTAGCACTTCATTAAATACCTCAAAATTAGGAAATATACCAGCATACTGTTCATATATAATATGCCTATTACGAATATTTGGCTCACGCAAGATAAATACATAATCTACATTGGATCGTAATACAGGTGGAATACCAAGAGGATACTGCATCGTAATACACATAAAAACCTTCATATGCCTACCATTCATAAAAAGCTGACGAATATTCTTATCTGTAAGCCAAGTTTTATCATACAAACAATCGTCCAAGATAATAAAGGCACGAGGATCTATATCTGTGTGACCATATCTTTCTTTTTCTGTTGTATATTGATTGGTTATTTTTAATTGCCGATCTACAAATTTCTGTAAAATTTGTGGATCATATTCGTCATAAATTAACATACTTGGAATATGTTTTCCAAAATGCTTGTTCACTTGCTCTGTAGCACTAATTACAACACCTATAGGAAGACTACTGTTAGTGGATAATATATGGGTGAGAGCTACTGTCTTTCCAGAATTACGTTTTGCTAAGAAAATACAAACGCTATCATCTTTAAGATTACGTGGATCAAACTTTCTTAGTTCTAATTTCATTATATTTTCCTGTTTTTGCCTGTTTTTGCCTTATTCAATACGTATATTTATTTTTGATTTATATAACGCGTTTGCTATATTAAAATGGGGGAAAACCTACATGAATAGGTTCATTAATAGAACGTATCATATGATCTTCATAATTTCCACCTTCTACAAAAGCAATGTTATCTACTGTAACAGAGCCCATATTACCAATAAGATAACTTCCTATAAAGCATACAATTGCCACAAAGAAAAGAAGACCCATACGTGAACCAAAAGAAGCTGGCGGTTCTCCTTTCTTTTCCTTGCGATTGTCATCAATTCTTTGTAGGACAAGATATACTATCGCTGTAAGTAAAATAGCTACAATCATTCTTATACAAACCGTATTTCTAATTTTTAACTAAAAAAACGCATCTGTCCTATGCTTACGTAGTTTTGGCTTACGTAGTTGATCATATTTTTTTGGTTTAATTAATTTTCTTGTGTTTTCCTCATTTTGTTCAGGTTCTTGTATGGGTTCTTGTATGGGCTCTGGTATGGGTTCTTGTATGGGTTCTTGTGCTGGTTCTTGTGTGGGCTCTGGTATGGGTTCTTGTATAGGCTCTTGTATGGGCTCTTGTATGGGTTCTTGTATGGGTTCTTGTATGGGCTCTGGTATGGGTTCTTGTATGGGTTCTTGTGCTGGTTCTTGTGTGGGCTCTGGTATGGGTTCTTGTATGGGTTCTTGTATGGGCTCTTGTATGGGCTCTTGTGCTGGTATGGGCTCTGTTTCACTCTCTGTTTCACTCTCTGTTTCGATCTCTGTTTCGCTCTCTGTTTCGCTCTCTGTTTCACTCTCTGTTTCACTCTCTGTTTCGCTCTCATTATTGTGTTCACTACCAAGTTCACTTTCATGTTCTTCTGTATCATAATTCTCTGTATTTTCATCTGCTTCTGTATTACTTGTTTCGCTTTCTTCCTCTTCTTCCTCTTCTTCCTCTTCTTCTTGAATATCTTGTGTTTCTAATACAACACGATTATCTGTATAAGATTTATAAGATTTATTTGTTGTCGAAGGATTTGATACCAGTTGTGATACCATATTTGTCATAGGAAGACAAGAGCGTATTACCATACTTATGTTTTTGCTAATAAGCTCTTCCAATACAACAATATTTCTCTGTCTTTCCACATCCTTCAGATCATGATAGAGCAAATATGGTCTCTTCCATAAAGAACGCGCAATAGATATGTAACATTTATGAATAAAATTCTCCGCATTTGGAACTCTCATCTGTAATTTATCTGTTCCAGACACAGATGACATATGAATTCTTCCATACGTCATAAAAACTGCCTTAAGTAGCTCAGGGAAATAATCACATTTGGATTGTTTTATAAATTCTTGATAGTTTTCATGAATTTTGGTAGAATTCCATTCTGGAATAAGAGCAAGTTCATCTTGAAATTTTTGCATAACGGACCGATTTCCATGTAAATTCTTTAATTTATCATACAAACCTTTTATAGATATTACCAAAGGTTCGATGGTAATATCCTTAAGGTGCTGGACATATTCCTTCTTTTGATCAACAAGAACTTGTATGGCTTGCTTGGACATATATATTTAAAAAAACAAAACAGTCTTAAATAACGTTTAAACGTTGTTTATATAATATTTAATCGGTTGTTCCAATTGGGGCAATTGATAGATTGTATTCATTGGTTTTAAGCGCATTAAGCAAACTGGCATCCAGACGATTTGGTTCAAGCACCTTGGCAGATGTCTTGGTCACATCACATACATCCACCACCGCATGTTCATATTGAACTGGTCGTGCATTGTGGGTAGCACGAGTGGCGATATCATCTGTTGCGATTTTCTTAATCTCCATATCAATACCATCCTTGGGAAGACCATGTTTTGGTCCCTCCCCTCCAGAACGTCGTGTAGCAGCAGTTAGAATAGCACCACGAGTGTTATCAATTTCCATATTTCTCTCTGCTTCCTCGGTAGGCCCACGATATTCCGTAACAGCACCAGCACTACCATAATATTGCGTATATTCTGTGCCTTCACGGAAAGTAGTCTTCATAACAAACTCAGGATCATATACTACCGTGCGATAGGTATGGGAAGCTATATTACGAATAGTAGCACCTGTATCTCCATCCGCAGGCATTGTCTCACGAGATGTGGTTCGTGCCTGGTCATCTGTTTCCATTTGTCCAACATTAATACCTTTCAAGTTCATAATTGTGCTATCATGAACACCCATTTCTTTGATGGTGGTACGCATAATGTGATCCACTGGATCATATAGTGTAGGCTTGGATGGGATCTGTGCATGCATATTACCAAACATACGCTCCGAATCCGTATAGAATTCTTTCATAGAAGGTTTAAGAATATCCAATAGTGGAGCCGTAATGGAATTCACAAGATGCTTGACATTTGTAACAACCGTCTTTTTCTCTGTCTCATTACGATTTGTAGGACGATCCACAAAGATTGGCTGCTCCGTTGGTTTAAGATTTGCTCCTGTTGTCTTAATCCATTGTTCTTCTGTCTGCTCAAAGAATGTATCAGGTCGGTTCTTTTCCATTTGTCCAATAAGACCACGATCCGTAACAATTGCCTTCTTAGGACCTTGGAATGGAAGTTTATAGGACAATTTAGGATTGTTAAGTGTACGTAATTCATCTACATTTCTAGGCTTGGCATATTCCAGTGTATTTGCCTGCTGGAAACCACCAGAAGGATTGGCAGTAAATCCCTGTCCTAAGCCACGACCTACATTAATTTTAGGTATAGGGAAATCATTACTGCGTTTAATGGGTGTTTCTGTATGTTCTCTATAATATTCGTCATTGTTTGGCATTCCACACACATAACTGTATTCTGCAGGCTGGAAGAATGGTTTTGCTTCTTTTTTGGGTTTAAAGAACTCACTGCGTCCTGTATGACGATCTAATGTGCTAGCAAAGCTATCTATATCCATATTTTGTTTTACATTTCCTCGAAAGAATGGCTGCATATTCTTATGTGTAAATTGTTCAATTGGAATAGTTGTGCCAGCAAGTGTAGTCACCGTAGATGGTCTATTTTCTGGTTGTGTTGCCATTTTCTCTTGTGGAGTTGAGAATTCAAACATACTCGCATAGGCAGGTCTTGGAACAACACCTGTTTCTAAAGGTGTTTGTGCTTTTTTCCATAGACCATCGCTTCTAGTCTGCTCATCCTGACGCACCTGTTGCCAGAATTCAGATTTATAAACATTTTTCATAGATGGCGTCTCGTTTGGGTCGGCATAAGCTTTTTCAAAGTGTGTGTTCATAGTCGGTTACCTCTCTACACCATCCATAATATTTATTTTTGTCATATGAAACAAGCATAAAAATAATACAAATTAAACTAATAACTATAATCTATAATTGACCAATATTAAGGCAAGTTTGTTGTGCTGGTGCTCCAGGACGAACAGGTGGCATTGTTCCACAGGCAGAAGGGTTCATCTTCCAGCTACGAATAAATGGTTGATTATCATCTTGTAGAGATGCTGTGGGAAATAAAGGAACTTGATCCAAAAATTGGGGCAAGCAAGGTGTATGATTGTTCTTAGTAACAATACTGCTATTTACATTCCATTGAAAAGGGATAATAGCACGATCCTGTGGGTTCCAGCACAGCCACTCCCAACGGTTCCAGCCTGTGCTACGTAGAGTACAGGGAGGATTTGAAAGACGAGTGTTCTCCATGGGAGCGGTACAGGCATGAGCATCTTGATTACCTTCTGCGATACAAGCAGGTTTTACCTTATAATTGTAAGGATTATACATATCCTTATCACACTTGGAAGATAGATAATTCATACCCTTTAGCTCACTGTTATCGTCAATGTTAGCGCCTGGAGCACAGAAACCAGGACCCCAGGATTGCCATCGTAGACTTGGATCCGCTGGAATATCTCGACCACAAGCATTTTCATCATTCGCAGGAGTGGTGAGTTTATACATTCCAGGACCAACGGATACACGTAGTTTTTCATCGTAGCTGCAAGAGCTTACATTAGCATACACTTCTGTCATCTTGTATTTCTCTAATAACAGGAAGACAAAAAATAAAGATCTAAAAGATATACTATACATTTCTTGGTATTGTTTTTGATATTTTTTATAATTTATTCTCGGGATAATGAATTACTCGTGTATCTATATAGGGAACATTTTCTGGAACATGAAAGAAGTCTCTTACGGCTTCATTCATATTGTTATATGTTTTCCAAATGCCATGATTTAATGTAATACATTCTTTTTCTGGTGAATTTTGATCATCTTTTATGACAAGGAAGAATACCAACTGTTCTGGTAAGGTTTTTGACATATCTTCCATTTTTGGTTTTACATTTTCAAAGGATTTTCTCCTCTTTGGGAAAAATCCCACATTTTCGTCGATCATCTTTTTTTTTACTAGGTCATCTCTCTTATTCTGGATCATCATTAAACGAAAATCTTCCTCTGGTAAGACACCAATGGGGTGCTTGCTGGTTAAATCAAGATAGCGCGTATACATAAACAACATTTTCAAATTGGAATTAGAATTGGAATTGGAATTACATTATAAAAACAAATCCTGTTATATTATCATTTTTTTTTATATTTTTTTATATTTGTATAATTTCATTATACATTTGTGCAAATTGCTTCAAATACATCCTTAAGCAGCGCCTTTAATTTACTGGTATCAATAGTGCTACCAGAATTATCTGAACTAGTACATACGACTTCTATTATTCTAAGAACAAGGCTCTTTATGGCATTCTTTATGAAAGTAGCATCATTGGATGGTATATTGGTATCCGCAACAAGATTATTTACGTATGTATCTATTGCTGAATTATTTGTAGTTTTTATATCAGCACATGATGTTTTTGAACTATCTGCCTTAAACTTTGCCAAAAAATCTGCTGTCTGTTGATCAGCAGTTTTGCTTTTTAGTGTACAAGCTGCATCCTGCATTGCTTCATAAACATTTGCTACTTCTTCCATAATCTTTTTAACATTATCATTATCTGTCTTATAAGATATGCCTACCATAGAAGGCTTATTTTGAAGAGTCTTTAACATATCATCTAAATCCTTGTTATCATCTTTTAGTTTCTTGTTATCTGACTTTACATCGTTAAGCTCCTTAGTCAAGTCGTTATTATTCTTTAACAGACCGATAATAACAAATCCTACTACAAATACTAGTAGGACAAGGAATATGGA